CGAGAAGATCAAGAAGGGGGCGAAGCCTAGGTACACATACGTCGGGGGCGTCGAGGTCCTAGAAATCACCATGTCCATCAAGGAGGAGAAAACCAACACCAAGGCTCCGGGTCACTTTTGGAACCCCTTGGACGGACCGATCCCGGCTATCCCCAGGCTGATCCTCCCGCCTGATCCAGTAACTAGGCTCGAGTTCATGAGGAGGTGGGCCAGCCCTGAAGAACATGCTGCCGTGGACGCTATCAACTCCGCCTTTGGGTATGTTATGGTTTTCAAAGGTTTAAACGCTGACCAGACCGGGGAGCAAATGCTCAAGCATTGGACTCATGTGAAACAGTTCGGAAAGCCCTTTTTCGTGGGCTGGGATTGCAGCAAGTTCGACTTTCATTTCAAGAAGCGCTACGCGGCTGTCGCGGGCAAGGTCCTGAATAAGTTCGGCTTTTGCGACGACGAGTACTACAGAATGCTCCGGGCTCTGCGAGAAGGAGGGAGGCTGGTCTTCAGGAGCGGCCCTTCTAAGCTCAAGGTCGATACCAAGGACAAAGGCCTGAACACCGGTGAGCAACAGACCGCCGCCAAGGCTTTCAGTTTCATGAGTCAGGTGTTCTACTACCTCACCACCGGCACTTCTGACCCGTCCCACCCTCTTAGGAAGTATAGGGGGTGTCTGGACGGGGAGAGGGTCAGGTTCGTAGACATGGGAGATGACTTCGGCATGTTCTTCAGCAGTCGTGACCCCAGCTACCCGTCACAGGTCGAAGGTTTCTTACATCTCCTTGGCATGGAGATAGTGACCGAGCCGGTGGTGGACGTGCTAGAGCAAGCGGAGTTTTGCCAACACAAGCCGGTCCTCACCGACAGGGGGGCCAGGATGATGCCCAACCTGTCCCGGCTCGCTAAGGACGCGATCAACCTCAGCGATATCAAGAAACCGGATTGGCTCCTCTCGGTTGGGACGTGCGGCAAGGCCATGGCGGGAGATAGCTTCCTCGGGCACTGGTATGAGTTGCTCATCGATCTCGGGAAGGGGGGGAGGGTCAGGCCCGTCGCCCTTTCTTACAACCAGA